GGATGTCGCGAGCCGCGAAGTTTGCGTAGAAATAGAATTTTGCTAATGTAATCAGCACCTTATAGAATTACCAAAAGCAACCAAGGAGAAGCCATGCCTAGCACAGGCGGCGTCAAATTAGGCTCTAGCTATGATGAGGCTAGGACTAGAAAGGTAAATGCCGAAGCGCAGATTGCCGAAATTGAGTTGCAGAAGGTTCGAGGGGAGCTAGTCCCAGCAGAAGATGTGGTAAACGCCTGGAATGATGTGTTAGGCGCACTGAAGTCTAAATTGTTATCTATACCAACCAAAGGCGCGCCGATACTATCTACTGAGTCTAAGGCCGGAACGTGCCAGAAAATCCTAGAAGACCTCATAAACGAGGCGCTGGAGGAGCTATCTAACTATGAACCAAGTACTGACCCAACCAAAACCACTGGTAATCCATCTGAAGACGGCGATGGAGACACTCCGGCCCCCACCCCGCCTAAGCGTAAGCGAGTGGGCAGACCAAAAAAGACGGCTAGACTCGCAGAGTAGTGCGGAGCCTGGTCGCTGGTATACTAGTCGAGCCGAATATCAACGAGGAATAATGGATGCGTGTTCTGACCCGGCTATACAAGAGGTTGTCGTTATGGCTGGCGCACAGTTGGGTAAGACTGAAGCCATCCTCAACATTGTGGGATTTCATATTGATAACGATCCAAGTCCTATCCTTGTACTTCAACCGACTTTGGAGATGGCTCAAGCCTTTAGTAAAGACCGGGTTGCGGCGGGTCTTATCAAAAGCACTCCGGCTCTTAGAGGAAAAGTAAAAGACCCCAGGGCACGAGACTCTGGCAATACTACTCTCCACAAGATATTCCCAGGCGGCGCAATCACGATGGTTGGCGCAAACAGTCCGTCCGGGCTTGCTAGTAGACCCATCCGCATAGTCTTATGCGATGAGGTAGACCGTTACCCACCGTCTGCCGGTTCTGAGGGTGACCCCATTCAGTTGGCGCGTAAAAGAGCGGCTACGTTCTGGAACCGTAAGGTGATTATGGTTAGCACGCCGACCAATGAAGGAAACAGCCGGATCGCTGATGCTTATGAGCAATCAGACAAGCGCGAGTTCTATGTCCCCTGTAAACATTGTCATGAATATCAACCACTTAGATGGGCAAACGTGAAATGGGATGAAGGTGAGCCGGATACCGCTCAGTATATGTGCGAGCATTGCGCTGTGCTCTGGTCTGATAGTGACCGAGTGTGGTCTGTTCGTAATGGTCACTGGCATGCGGAGAAGGAGTTTAACGGTGTTGCCGGGTTCGCTATCAGCGGGTTGTACTCTCCCTGGACGCCATTATCGGAAGGCGTCAAAGACTTCCTAAAAGTAAAGAAGAGTCCCGAACAGTTGCGCGTATGGACAAATACCTATCTGGGGCAAACCTGGGCTGATGCCGGCGAGACTGTTGATGACTATATGCTGTCTGAGCGCAGGGAGCCGATGGAGAGCATCCCAGACGATGTTCTGATATTAGTTGCCGGCGTGGACGTTCAAGACAACCGACTTGAGATAACAGTGCTCGGTGTTGGCCGCGATGATGAAAGTTGGGTAATTGACCACATTACTCTGTACGGCGACCCATCTACTCCGCAGCTATGGACGGCCTTGGATTCCCAGCTTTTCAAGCAGTACGAAACTGAGTCTGGGCGCAAGATAGCGATCCGAGCGTCATGCGTAGACTCCGGCGGCCACTTCACTAACAGTGTGTATACTTACTGTAAGAAAAATGCCGGCAGAAAAGTGTTTGCAATCAAGGGCTTAGGGGGCGAAGGTAAGCCTATAGCGGGACGCCCAAGCAAGAATAATGTAGTAAAATGCCCGTTATTCGGTATCGGCGTCGATACTGTCAAAGACCTGCTGTTTGCGCGGATGAGAATTCAAGAACAGGGTGCTGGCTACATACACTTTGCAGACCACTTGAATGACGAGTACTTCCGGCAGTTAACCGCAGAAAAAATAGTGACTCGGTATCACAAAGGATATAAAAAGCGGGTCTTTGAGAAGATTCGCGCAAGAAATGAGGCGTTAGATTGCATGGTGTATGCCTACGCAGCGTACACAATCATTGGAATCAATGTAAACGCCTTCGCTGATAGGGCAGAAGCGATTGTTGAAGAGAAAAAGCAGTCTCCAGAATCAAGCGCCGTTAATAAGCCAATCAGGCGGTCTTTTGTGCCACCAACTCGAAAGGGGTTCGCAAATTCATGGCGGTAATTAATGGCTAATTTATTTGATTCTGCAAATGCCCCGACAGTAGAACCAGAAGAGTTCACGGTTGGCGACTTTGTTCAATGGAAGCGCACCGATATCATTACAGATTATCCACCCGCCAGTTACAGCGCGGAATATGTTGCTCGCGAGCATGGTGGTGGCAATTCAGAAATAAAGATACCCGCCACTGAATCTGCTGATCATTATCTTTTCACAATCACCAGTTCAGATTCTTCAGCATTTACCGCCGGCAGATATCATTGGCAGCTAGAGATTACGGAAACCTCTAGCAGCAATAGAATCGCTATAGAATCTGGTGATTTCAACATCATCGTTGATTTAGATAGCAACCAGGCTGACCCGCGCATCTTTGCAGAGATATTGCTAGGTAAAATTGAGAGCTTACTGAATGGCAAAGCTGATTCTGATGTTGCTAGTTATTCAATAGCAGGTAGAAGCCTGACCAAATTGTCATTTTCCGAGCTAATAGAAGCTAGGGACTATTGTCGCCGTGAAGTAAGCGAGCATGAGAACAAAGAACGCATCAAGCGCGGCAAGAAAGGCAATGAAACAATCAAAGTGAGGTTTTGATGGGCATTTTAGACGTATTCAAAGCCAAGCCTGATGCCAAGGCCAAAAACCCGCAGAAATTGTCGAAAATGAAGCGTTCCTATGCCGGAGCCAACACTGGTCGCTTGTTTGCTGACTTCGGATCGTCAGAGCGAAGCGCCGACAGTGAACTATATCCTGCGATACGACGATTACGCAGCCGCGCCCGTGATTTAGCCCGAAACAATGAGTATGCGAAGCGTTACCTAATGCTGTTGAAGAACAACGTCATAGGTGACCGAGGATTCACGCTACAGGTTAAGGCGCTGACCACTGATGGAAAGCTGGATCAAAGCGGCAACCAGGCTGTAGAAGAGCGATGGAGGCTCTGGGGGCGCTCTGGTAACTGCACCGTTGATGGACGCATGTCTTGGATTGAGGTTCAAAAGCTCATCATTGAGTCGGTAGCGCGCGACGGTGAAGCGTTTATTCGTATCCACCGCAACGCGACATTCCAAGACTCATTCTCGTTGGAGATTATTGAGTCCGACAAGGTTGATGAAGAGTTCTCTGAGCGCCTACCGAATGGCAATGAAGTGCGAATGGGTGTAGAACTAGACAAGTTCAAACGCCCGGTCGCGTATCACTTGTTGTCATATCACCCAGGTGACTATGACTTCTCAACCATGTCGCGCTCACCCAAGCACGTTCGCATACCCGCAGAGCAGATGATTCACGTTTATATGCCGCTCAGAGCCGGTCAAACGCGAGGCGAGACTTGGTTTGCACCGGCAATGGCAACCATGAAGCAGTTGAATGCGCTGCGCGAAGCTGCTGTAGTCAATGCCAGAGTTGGTGCCAGCAAGATGGGCTTCTTTACCAGCCCATCCGGCGATGGATTCGTTGCTGATGACCTAGATGACGCAGTGCCGATAATGGAGGCCGAGCCTGGTACGTTCCATCAACTACCTCAAGGCGTAGAATTCACATCATTTGACCCGCAGTACCCTTCAAGCGAGTTCGACAGCTTCCATAAAGCGTGTTTGAAAGGTATTGCGAGCGGTTTAGGCATCAGTTACACGGCACTAAGCAATGATTTAGAGTCAACAAGCTATTCATCCATACGACAAGGCGCACTCGAAGAGCGTGATGCATACAAAAACATGCAAGGATTCATGTTAGAGAGCTTTGTTCGCAAGATTTATGGCCTTTGGTTGGCCAGCACAATGGAAATGGGCGCGATTATCGTCCCATTGCGTGAATATGACCGATTTTTGGCTCGCAGCGAGTTCCGAGGCCGTGCTTGGCAATGGGTAGACCCGCAGAAAGAGATGAATGCGGCTGTTTTGGGCTTAAAGAACGGTATTTTGAGCTTGCAGGACGTTGCAGCCAACTACGGCAAGGATAGTGAGGAATTATTGGCTCAGATACAGCGCGACAAGTCGCTGATGGAGCAATTTGGCGTCAAATACGCCCTGGAACCTTATGCTGGCCAGATTATGCCAGTAGAAGCCGACATTGCAGGGGATGAAGATGGCGACCTATAAAGGGCGAGACATCAACACAACTCCAACCGATGCTATGGTCGAAGAGGCCAAGCGAGGGCTGGAGTGGCGCAAAGAGCATGGTCGAGGCGGCACCGAAGTCGGTGTTGCTCGCGCCAGGGACATATCCAATCGGAAAGAACTGTCGATTGATACGGTTAAGCGTATGTTCTCGTTCTTTTCTCGCCATGAAGTCGATAAGCAAGCAGAAGGGTTTGAGTCTGGCGAAGACGGTTATCCGTCTGCCGGTCGAATCGCTTGGGCGCTGTGGGGCGGTGACCCTGGTTTCGCGTTCGCGCGCAGAGTTAAGGAGTCTATTGACGCCGCTGATGCCGAGGAAGACCGAGCAGAGATATCGGGATCAGTAAAGAAAGGGTTACAAAAGAAGGTTGATGACCATAACGAAGAATATGGTGACAGCCCCACTAAAAGAACCAATCTGAGAACCTTAACAGCGGTATTTAAGCGGGGCGTGGGTGCTTATAAGACTAATCCTGGCTCTGTAAGGCCGAATGTGAAAAGCCCGGAGCAATGGGCATACGCTAGAGTCAATAGTTTCCTTTATGTGCTGCGTAACGGTAAGTTCCGAAGCGGCAAGCACGATACAGACCTTTTGCCCAAGGGCCACCCGTTGAGCAGTAAGCGCGGCGAGGAAGACGTTACAGAAAAACGTCCCTATCCGCATGAACATGCTGCTAGAATCGAAAATCCTGAGAAATATCAAGAGTTTAGGCGCAAAAATAACGAGCTTGGAGATGGCATTCATGTCATATTCGGGCTTGCAGATGGAAAGTCTGAAATCCAATCAATACGCTTCGACAAGGAGCTTTTCACAGTCAAAGAGGCTGAAGAATGGTTGGAAGAACGACGGTTTAACGTAATTAAGTTTGAGCCAGCTACCGAGGAACGTGAAATGGACGCAGAACGTCATATTAAGAACGTCGAAGAAACCGAAGACTCATACATCATTGAGTTCGGCAAGAGCGAAGAAGCCGAAGAAATGCAAGAAGTAGAAGTCGCAGAAGCCACCGAAGAGGTCGTAGAAGAAAGCGGCTATGGCTACGATGATGATGAGCGCGCCGAAGAAGCCAGCATGACTCGCGCAATGGCGATGGAGATGTCGCCGATTGATGAGGACAAGCGCACGGTTCGCATGGCTATCTCAAGTGAAGAGCCGGTGATGCGCTCATTCGGCATGGAAGTATTAGAGCATTCAGATGAAGCGATTGATTTGTCGTTTCTAAAATCTGGTCGCGCACCCTTGCTATTAGACCATGACCCAGAAAAGCAAGTTGGCGTGATTGAATCAGTAAGTCTTGATGACTCGGCCCGTAGACTTCGGGCGACGGTACGCTTTGGAAGAGGCGCACTGGCCAGAGAGGCTTTTGATGATATTACCGATGGTATCAAAGCGAACGTAAGCATTGGTTATTCGGTACAAAAAATGGAGCGGAAGGACAAGGACACTTATGTGGTCAAGAAATTCCGTATTCATGAAGCAAGTTTAGTTTCTATCCCCGCTGATGTGACAGTTGGCGTGGGTAGGTCTGGCGAGGCTTCGCAACAACCTGTAATAGTAATCGACAACAAGGAGACAGAAATGTCAGAAGTTGATATCCAGGCGGTTGAGGCACAAGCCCGTCAATCCGCACAGAAGAACGCCGCTCAAATCGTTGAGCTTGGCGCTCGCCACAGCAAGTCAGACATGGCTCAAAAAGCTATCGCTGACGGTGTAAGCATCGAAGAGTTCCGAGGCCAGTTACTGGAAGAAATCGGCACTACTCGCGCATTAGAAAGCCAAGAAATTGGCATGACTAATAACGAAGTACGTCGTTTCAGCCTGATGCGTGCTATCAATGCTATGGCCAATCCTACTGATCGCCGACTTCAAGAAGACGCAGCATTTGAGTTTGAGTGCTCTCGCGCTGCTGCTCAAGAATACGGACGCACCGCTCAAGGTTTGCTACTTCCTGCTGACGTATTGCGTAACTGGAAGCGTGACATGTCTGCTGGCGCTGACGGCGGCCTCGTTGCAGAAGACTTCAAAGGCGAAGAGTTCATAGATGCTTTGCGTAACGCCTCAAGCGTAATGCAAGCTGGTGCTCGCATGCTTGGCGGTCTGACCGGCGACGTTAAGATTCCTAAGAAGACTGCTGCTTCTACTGCTGCTTTCGTAGCATCTGAAGGTGCTGCTGCTTCTGAATCTGAAATGACCATCGGCAACGTTGCTCTTTCTCCGAAGACTCTGGGTGCATTCACCGACGTTACTCGTCAGTTGCTCATTCAAAGCTCTTTGGACGTTGAAGCTCTGATCCGAGATGATTTGGCTGGTTCTATCGCTGTCGCGATTGACAAAGCTGGATTGGAAGGCTCTGGCTCTTCTGGCAACCCCACTGGCATCTTGAATCAGTCTGGCGTTAACCAAGTGACTGACTTCGGTGCTGCAAACCCGACGTTTGCTGAAGTTGTTACTTTGGAAACCGCTGTTGCTGAAGACAACGCTCTGATGGGCAATCTCGCTTACATCTTGCCAGCAAGCATGTACGGCGCATTGAAGACCACCGAGAAAGCTACCAACACTGCTCAATTCGTAGTTGAGCCTGGCGGCACCATGAATGGCTACAACGCCATCGTCTCTAACCAAGCTACGGCAGGGAACCTGTACTTCGGTAATTTCTCTGACCTGTTGATTGGTATGTTTGGTGGATTAGACATCGTTGTTGACCCATACACATCTAGCTCTACTGGCACGGTGCGTGTGGTTGCTCTGCAATCTGTAGACGTTGCGGTACGTCACGCAGTTAGCTTTGCATTCGGTAACGACGGCTAATTAAGCCAATAGAATCCCCGGCCTTCGGGCCGGGTTTTCTTTAAGGGGTATTTATGAAGTATCAAGTAATGAAGCGATGCGTAATCAACGGCCAAAGCTGGAATGTTGGTGACCTCGTTGAAGTCGGCAAAGATTTTGCCGAAGATGAAGTTAAAGGTTTGATGGGTATTGGACGTATTGTTCCTGCCGATGAAACCAAGATTGAGGATCGCTCTATTGGGCTGGACGATAAGCCCATGCCCAAGCGAGCACCTAAGGTAAAGCGGCGCGCTGACTAATGGCTGTTGAGACTGCTGCTGATAGGCTAATTATGCTTACTGACTTTGGTCAGACCGTTAGCTATACGCCTTCTGGCGGCAGTGCCGGCAACGTTACGGCTATCGTTGATAACGAATATGAGGCTGTAGATGCCGGTGGCTCAGTAGCGTTCGCAATCAGTCGCCCAAGATTGACGGCGAGAACGGCGGATATTAGTACCGCTGCCGAGGGCGACACCGTTTCATACGGCGGCAATAACTATGTTGTGCGAGTAGTTATGGCCGATGGAACTGGAATCACTGAGCTTTTATTGGAGCAACAATAATGGCTCATGTGCGTAAGTCCATTAGGGACAACATTGTTACGACTTTGACCGGGTTAACGACTACCGGCAGTAACATATATCGCACCAGGGTCTATCCGCTGGCAGAAAGTAAACTGCCCGGATTGGCCATTTATACGCGGGACGAAACCACTGGATACGACACCATCGGATTGCCCCGCACTCAGATGCGCAACCTGACAGTCGCGGTAGAGATATATGTCAAGGGAACCAGCAACTACGACGATACGCTGGACACTATATGCACTGAAATTGAAGAAGCCCTTTACACCGACTTAACCAGGGGCGGGTACGCGAAGGATACGAACATTAACAGCATGGATGCTGAATTTAGTGGGGAAGGTGATCAGCCTGTTGCTAGAGCAACGCTTACATTGGCAATCACCTATGCAACTAAAGAAAACGACGTTGAAACGGCGGTATAGCATGATTGAAATGATTAAAAATGGTACTACCATTGGCGCTCACCCAACCAAGGTTGAGTGGCTGGAATCAAACGGCTGGACTCGTAAAGAGTACAAGCAAGTTGATAAAAAACCTGTTAAAAAACAGGCAGTTAGCAAAACTAAAGATAATCCAAAGGAGGATTAACCTATGGCTACGCATAAAGGCCAAGAGGGTGTAGTGAAAGTCGGCTCTAACGCTGTAGCCGAGGTTCGTTCTTTCAGCATTGAAGAGAGCGCTGACACCGTAGAAGACACAGTGATGACCGATGTGGCTCGAACTTACATCAGCACACTTACCAGCTTCACTGGTTCAGTGGATGTGTTTTGGGATGAGACAGACACTAATGGGCAAATCGCACTCGCAAACGGCAATACCGTTACGATTGAGTTTCATCCAGAAGGAACCGCCAGCGGCGACACCTATTACTCTGGCTCTGCTATCGTGACAGGTTTCAGTCGTAGCGCGTCATTTGACGGCATGGTTGAAGCAACGATCACGTTGCAAGGTTCTGGAGCATTAACGACCGCCACAACTTAATGGCCGGTTTAATAGATGAAGCGGTTGCCCATTTCAGCAACCGCGAAGTCAGAAGCATTGAAGTGCCAGAGTGGAACGTCAAGCTGTACGCCAAGAAACTAACCTTGGATGACAAGTCGAGATGGGCCAAACGAGCGGAAGGGGATGCGACAGATTATATTGTCTATGCCTGTATCTTTGGATTGCAGGATGACAAAGGCGAGCAAGTATTTGGCTTAGAAGATAAGGTCAAGCTCAAGAAGTCTGTTGACCCGGAAATCGTAACCCGCTTGGGCAACTTTGCCCTGGCACTGGATGCTGAAAGCGAGGAAGAGCGCGAAAAAAACTAATAGATGGTCAAGGTCAGCCTACTGAGCTATTCATGATGTACGAGCTTGCTAGTCGCCTTGGCCAACCGCTCTCAACAATACAACAAATGACTGTCGATGAGTTTAATCATTGGTGGACTTACTTCCGGCTAAAGCAGGAACTCGCAGATGGCAGAAATCGCTAAATCAGTCCTAACCCTAACCGCTGACGGCTCCGGGCTTACCGCTGCAAGTAAGCGCGCCGAAGGAGACTTACGTCGAATCGGCAAGGCGGGTAAAGACCTAAATACCAACATGCGATTGATGCGCGGCGGTTTTGGTCAGATAGGTCATCAGGTACAGGACGTTGCAGTCCAACTTCAAGGCGGCACCGACGCAATGATTGTGTTTGGGCAACAGGGATCGCAGATTGCATCTTTGTTTGGCCCAGGCGGCGCGATGCTGGGTGCTGTTTTAGCTATATCCGCTGGGATAGCGGGGCCGCTCATTGATGCTTTAACGGGAGCTAGTGGCGCTTTAAGGGACTTAGAGGAAAACGCCAATGCGTCCATCCCAAGTCTTGAGGGTATGATAGCCCTAGAAAGAAAATTAGCAGAAGAATCATTAAGAACTCGTTTAGCAAGCCTGGAAGAAGCAAGAGCCGAGGCCATAAGACTACACGCCGAGGCAAGAGATGAGCTTAGAGAAAAAGAAGAGGGGTATTTCAGTAATTTAAGAGCGAATAAGGCAGCTGCTGAGAAAGCCAGAGAAGAAATGGCTGAGTATCAAAAGCAAATTGATACAGCTACCGTCGCTATAGAAAAAATCACTCTAGCTTTAGACCCCGCTGCCCAAGCTCAAATGAAATATGAAGAGCAGCTAGGCAAAACCAACGAATCTCTGCAAGAGCAAATAAACACGTTCGGCATGAACATCGTCGAAATCGCCAGATACAAAGCGGAACAAGATGGGGTTACTACTGCATTAGAAAACACGAACATCGCCCTCACTCAGCAATTGTTTCTATTGCAAGAACAGAAAAAAGCCAATGAGCAAGCAGCTAAGGATGCTGAGTCTTTAGCTAAAGCAGAAGCAGACGCTCAAAGAATAATAGACCGAGAACAGCAAAAGGCATTTGAGAAAGAAGCGAAGCAAAAAGCTAAGGCATTGGCTGATGACGAGAAAGCCAAACAAACAGCTATAAAAGGCGTTAGTGAACAGCTTAATAACCTGGACGCGAGCAATAAAAAAGTCTTTGCAATGCAAAAGGCTTACCGTATGGCCGAAGCCACAATGGCTGCTTACCAGGCCGCAACGAATGCTCTGGCGGCACCATTCCCGTTTCCGATCCCGCAAGCGATGGCCGGCGCTGCACTGACTTTGGGTTTGGCTAATGTGGCTAATATCCAAGCGCAATCATTTGAAGGCGGTGGATTCACAGGCCGCGGCGCTCGCGCTGGTGGTTTGGACGGAAAGGGAGGCAGGATGGCGATGGTTCACCCGAATGAAACGATTATTGACCACACCAAGGGCCAGGGCGCGGGAATCACCATCGTTAACAATGTTGATGCTAGTGGTGCTGGGGCAGATGTAGACCAAAAGATACAAGCTGCCATGCAAAGGACATCGCAAGCCACAGTGCTTCAGATTCAAGACCTCATGAAGCGTCGGAGATTCTTGTAATGACTACATTCGCATTTCCGTCGATTACACCATCAAGCAGCACGTTTGAGCTAGTTACTAACACTAGGACCTACCGCTCACCGCTAACAAATGCGATTCAGACTGTAGGGCGCAGGGGTTCGTTATGGCGAGCCACGTTACAATTCAACAACCTTACAGGCGCAGATCGTGCGACCATGCAAGCGTTTGTTACTAAACTCAACGGACAAGAACATCGCTTTAACCTACACGACCACTCTTTTACCCGCCGCGGTACCGGAGGCGGTACGTTACGAGTAAACGGTGGCAATCAGTCTGGCGCTAGTTTGGTATGTGATGGCGCAACAGCTAGTGTTACTAACTACCTCAGAGAAGGTGACTATGTTTCGTTTGGTAACGAATTACACCTAATCACGGCAGATAGTAATTCTGATGGCTCTGGTAACGTCACATTGTCTATTGCACCACCGATTAGAAAGTCACCAGCAAACGATACGGCCATTGATTACACATCGCCCGTTAGTGGCGTGTTTATGTTGGCTAGTCCTGCATCTTGGTCTAATCAACCGGGCATCATATCCAGTTTTACAATCGAAGCGGTTGAGGATGTTCTGGCGTGAGCCGTGATTTTCCCACAAATGTAGCTGCGGCGTTAATCGCCGATCATGTGGCGACGGTTACATTCGTTAAACTAGAGTTTTCTAATGGCACGCTATACCTGCACAACTCAATTGGTACTTATACTTGGGGCAGTCAGAACTGGCTAGGCGTTGGGGATTTGGGAGACATATCGGCGATAGAAGAAGGGGCCGAAGTTAGCCCATATAAAATTACGTTGAGCCTGTCTGGTATCGACTCGACCATCAGTAACGCGGCGTTGAATACAGATTACTATATGCGTCCGGTTACGTTGTATATCGGGGCACTTGATGCAAATGACGATTTATTAGCCAATCCAACCGAAATATGGGCTGGGTTCATGGACTTGATGACAGTATCCCTGGGAGATGAGGGCGGCGATGAAATATCGCTAATCGCCGAGAGCGAATTAGCAAAGTTTGACCGCGCATCGAATCGTAAATATACCGACGCGAACCAGCAAACCGCATTCTCTGGCGACCTATTCTTTGGATTCTTGAAAGACATAGAAGGGGCCAAAATTCAATGGGGAGCGGCTGGTAAATCTGGCGTTACTGGGGAAAACAATGGCCCGGTGAGGCCGATGTATGATGAAACGCGCTAATGAAGGTCTTAGCCGCACTCAATAAGTGGCAACGTCGGCAATTCAATTACGGCGATGCCGATTGCTGTCAGTTTGCAGCTTTTATCGTTAATGAGTTGACCGGCAAGGATTATGCGGCAGATTTTAGATACCAATCTGAGCTAGAAGCCGACAATATAATCAATAAATTCAATGGCTTGAAAGGTTTGATTGTGTCGATTCTAGGAGAGCCATCTAATGAGCTAAAAGATGGTGATCCCTGTCTTCTGGCCGTCCCACTATGCGGAGAACTCATGGGCGTTAAATTAGGCTCTCACATTGTCGCACTAACCGAAAAAGGTATGGTTCGTATCAATGAGCGTTATTTAGTCTGCGGTTGGAGCGTGTAGATGGGACAAGTTGTAATCCCATTTTTGGTCAAATTAGCCAATATCGGTGTGGCTGTAGCGAGCACTGTTGGTGCCGGAGCAGCGGTTGCTGGTGCTGGTTTGTATGTGGCCGCCGCTGTTGGGGCTGCCGCAATTATAGGCGGCGCAAGGTTTGCCACATCTCTTATGGCCCCGGATTTAACCAGTGCCATAAATGACAACTCATCTTCCAGACAATCGACAGTCAGAAGCACATTAGAACCACAGAAATTAATCTATGGCGAGGCTTTGGTGTCTGGGCCGATTACGTTTGTAGGTACGGCTGGCGATAAAAATCAAGACCTATATCATCAAATCGCATTGGCCGGGCACGAAGTCCACAGCATTACCGACATCTATTTCGATGACCAGATTATCGCTAACTCCACTATTAACTCTGGGAATGCAGCGGGTGGCGATGTCACGAGCGGCGACTTTGGCCCTATCGACAGCACTACTATCTGTAAGATTAACAAGCACCTAGGGACATCGACCCAAACGGCAGATGCAGACCTAGAAGCAGCGTTTAGTGAATACACTAGCGCCCACAAAGGCAAGGGCATTGCTAATATCGTAACCAAATGGATTCTAAACGATGAGTCCCAATCCGTATGGGATCAGAAACGGCCTAACAACATAAAAGCCCTAGTTAAAGGCAAAAAAGATATCTACGACCCGCGTCTGGATACATCTGTGGGGGCCAATCCTACCAATTCGAGTTATCAGGCATGGACGGACAACCCTGCGCTGTGCATAGCTGATTACTTGACGAGTTCGACCTTCGGGTTAGGTATCGCTGCGGCCAAGATTGATTGGGATGCGATAGTTACTGCGGCGAATGCTTGTGATGCAAGCGTGCCAATCCCCGGCTCTACCACTGAAAAACGTTTCACGTGTAACGGTGTAATTTTTGGCACCGACCAACACCGCCAGAACATCGACAAGATTCTAAGTGCGATGAATGGCAACCTGACTTATACATCGGGTAAATACACGGTCAGAGCGGGCGTGTACGCGGCTCCTAGCGAGTCTTTGGGCGAGGATGACCTGGCGGGGCCTGTAATAGTCAAAACGTCT